TCACGAGCCACGCACCATTTTGTATCCACCTATATTTGTCGCCCTCAACCAATGTCCAAATTTTACTATGGTCTTGGTTTGCAACAAATTCTTTTTCTGCGCCGTATGTTTCAAAACTATAATTAACACTATCTATTCCACAGTATGTTCCATTTTTATCAATGTGGTTTGGAATAGGTTTATATGTTTCAAACCATTTTACAAAATTTAGTTTTTTCATAGTTCCTCCTTGTATTCATTAAATTTTTGTTCTTCTATGTCCTCTAAATCACATAAAAGTTCCTCTGCCGAATTTTCTATTGTATTTTCATCAAAGCCCTCGTCTTTTGCTTTTTCAATAAAATCTTGCAAAGCGTCCTCTGGTGTCATAATCATTCCATTTTTAGTTAACTTGCCACTTGCATATTTCATTAGTGTTGTCTCATAAAGAAAACCAATAGGAACATCTACATCTGGTATGCTCATACTGACCTCCTTATTATTTTCCATTCATTTTCATAAGGCATTTGTTTAAAACAATATTCATTACAGAATATTCCACCTAGTTCATCTTCAACATAAGATTTTAATGGATATTCCATACAATATTCACACTCTAAAACATAATGGCCTTTATTTTTTATTTGTATGCTTTCACACTCTAAACAAGTGTAGTTGCCTTTTACGTCACAAGTTTTACAATGTTTGTTAGGTTTTAAATGTCCCATTTATATACCCTCTTTTTATTTTTAAAGTATCCTACTTTTTTAAGTAAGTCATAACCATCAGTTATAGCTGATCTAAAATGTTCAGTTCTAAATTCTGGTGGACAATCTTCATCTGCATTACTACACATTATTGCTAATGCCTCTTGTAATTGTTTGTGTTCTTTTATGAGTTTACTTGCAATTTTTCTTTGTGCCACTAATACATCATCTAAATCATTTACTGCATTCATTAATTTTGTATCGGCCTCATTTATTAATTTAATATCAATCATTGTTTTATTTCTTCCATTGTTAAGTTATCCCACTCCTCATCATCATAGTCTTTTCCTATGAATTCTATTTTATCGTTTAGCCAATTTTCATAGGCCTCTTTTTTATTTTTGCCTATGACTTTCCATTTTCTTATTAGCTTTGGATATTCTGTTATTATAAAAGTTTTCATTTTGCCCTCCTAATTAATCGTTTAATTATTTTTAACATAGCCTCAAAGGAACGATAATTTTTTCCAATTACATTTCCGTCATCATCTACATCAAACGAACTTCTGTTGTTATAATAAGCCTCCGTGTGCCAATCTATTAAGGCGTCTATCAACCTATCTTTGTTTTCTTCTTTAAGTATCATTACGCAACCTCACTTACTTCTATAACTTCTTCATAGTCCCAATGTTCGTCCGATTTTTCTGAATAACCTTTGCCATCCATAACAAGTTGTTCGGCTTGTTCTTCATTTTTTGCGGACACAGTATAAGTTTTTTGAACATCGTACTGTAATACAACAGTATATTCTTTTAGTTTTTTAGTCATTTATGCAACCTCCATTAATTTAAATTCTAATAAAAAGGCTATACTTAATTTTTCTAATTTCTCTGCCTCTATATCAGTTATAGGTATTTCGCTTTCAATTCTAACGGCTCTGCCGTCCGATAAGAATTGTTCATCATCAACTTTATCATCACAGAAAAAAACTGAAATTATTTCTTTGTAATTTAAAGTTAATAGTTTTTTGTTATCTATGATTGCATAATCAGTATATTCTCTGTCGCCGTCATAAATTCTAAAACGTAATAATGTCTTTTCTTTTTTCATACTCCAATCCCCCTTGTGTCTATTTCTTGTTTAATGAAATCTTTAAAATAGTTTTCAAGTATCGTTGGCTTTTCAAGTGAGGTATATAATCTATATTCCTCTCTTAACTTTCTGTCGTTAAAAGTTTTAATGTACTGTTTAATGACTTGTATATCTTCTTTCATTTTTACTCCTTTTTGTTTGTGTGATTAAAGTCTAGGGCTACTCCTATTTTGACGAAATTTAATTCTCGTATTAATCACGAATTGACAAATCGCACAATTTGACAAATTTGTCAAACATTAAAATAACAGTATTTTTCACTATTTAGTTGTATAAAAATCTTGTTTAAATGAACGGATATGCTTAAGTTGGGGTCTTGATGAGGTGTAGTACCCCCTAAAATAAGGGGGTACAAAAGTTTAATTATTTTTGAAAATATCCGTAGACACATCTTGTTGCGTCTCTTGAACAATCATAAGTATCATTAATCACTCCATTTATTACTGCAACTAAATGACCTGATACTCTAACTATCAATCTTCCCATTGGTAGTTCATTCTGTCTTAAATGTACTTTGCAACCTTGTCCGATAAACATTGTCGGTGTCCACTTAAAACCTAAATCTAAAAGATATTTTCTATAAACATCTTTTTTAATTCCAGTTCTTGCTGTGTCATCTTTTGGACTTGCATTATAAGTCCATTTTTTATTTGAGGTTAATCTAATATGACGAGTTAAATTTGTTAAATCATCATATACTTTTTGATAAGGTAAATTCGCAACGATTGAAATTGCTCTTGTCACGCAATCCCCCGCATTGCCTTTGTACCCCGCCTCTTTTCTACCACCGTCATTGTACTTATATTCCAAAGTGTAATATTCTTTTCTAAAATCAATCCCGTCTTTTCGACCGAGTTCAATTTTTTTTACACTTGGTTTACTGTGTAGTATTATTTCATTCATTTTTATTTTCCTTTTTTTTGTTTTTCTTAATACCTATTATCCTTGACAAATGTGGCACAATTAAGGCAATTTTGTGTTTTAAAAAAGATTTTTAAAATTTATTTTATATCAATTAGTGGGTGTGGATAATTTGACCACTATTAGTAGGTTGCATAAAAGACACAGTTTTGTTGCATAAATACACACACGTTTAAGTTGTGCAACTTACACGAGTATAGCGTGTAAGTTGTATTAAATTATTTCTTGACACTTTTATTAAAAAATAATAATATTTGAGTGTAAAAATTGAGTTCATTCATTTTTACGTCCTTTCTTGGCTAGGGGTAGTTTATTCTGCCCCTAGTTTATCAAGTTCCTTGTTCCGTGTGTATTGTTTCACTTGACATTTTAATTTTTATAAAATAATCGTGTGCTGTTAATATTCATCTATTAACAATACCCGTCAGTCTAGGGTACTGTAAAAAGTACCCTAGTCAAAAATCAAGGAAAACGATACACGGCTCACGGCTCTTGGATAAGTCATTGATTTATATGTATTTTTAAAACTGGGAAATTTTAGGAATTTTCGGAAAAAATAAGCTAGGAAACACGCCAATTTTCCCAGAAATGTACCCACTAAGGTAGTTTGTATACAAAAAAATTTTAAAAAGTATGTGTGGATTTAGGTCAAAAACTAGGAAAAATTGACAAAAATGCCAAATTATCTATATATATCAATGGTTTAATCATTCCCAGTTTTTTCCTAGATACTGGGAAAAGCCAATAAAATCAACACTTATTTTTTCCCAGTTTTTTGTCATTTCTGGGAAAAGTCAATAAAATAGCCATTTATTGATTTTTAGTCAACAAAATTAGTAAACAAATGATTACTAAACGGAAACAAATGTATGCAAAAAAATTTTTAAAAAAATATTTGTATATAGATTACTTTAGGGAAAACAGTTAAAATGATTGTTATGCCGTCTAAAAGAAATACTTTAAAAACCATAATAGATTTAACACCTAAACAAAGAAAATTTGTTGATATTTTAGCGACAAATTGGGGCAATATAACAAAGGCGGACGCTTGTATTGAGGCGGGATATACGACTAAGGACGGGCGCAAGCCATATGAAACCGCGAGTAAATTAACAAACCCAGAATTAAATCCTCACGTTGTAAGATATTTAGAAAAAAGATTATCACAAGAATTACAAAAATATGAAAAAGATAAATTACGTTCTTATAAAACTTTAGAACGTTTACGAAATAAAGCCGAAGAGAAAAATCAATTTAATTCTGCAATACAAGGCGAATTTCGTATGGGGCAATTATCTGGTTTTTATATTGATAAAAAAGAAGTATCTCATATTGGATTAGAGGGTATGTCACGCGAGCAACTTGAAAAAAGATTAGACGAATTAGAAAACAAGTTAAATGAAAACAAAGCGATTATTGACATCACAGCTGAAACAGAAATTATTAAATAGTTCTTGGGAAAACTTTATTGACGCTTTCAACAAAGTTCACAATAGCCATTTAAACGCGAAACTTGGAATTGTAGCCATTAGAATAAATGATAAAAAGAAAACTAATTAATAAAAAAGCAAAAAAAGAAATTGAAAAATATCCATTAGTAGTTATTAAATGGTATGACATAACAAGCGATAGCGCTTGGCAATCTATAGAAGATTTAACTAATGCAAAATTACCTATATGCACAACAAAGGGACATTTATTAAGTCACAATAAAGGTATTGCGCGGGTATTTAGTGACTACGCCTTAAAAGATGAAAAAACGGGCGTAATTGATGAAATTGCCAATACAACTTTAATTCCGACTGCTGTAATAATTGATATTAAAAAGATTTAAGCAACTATAAAAATATCAACTATTTTATTTTTATCTAAATGTATTTCTATACCGCAATCACTTACTAAAAGATTGTCGCAATCTTTAGTTAATGGCTCATTTATATCGCACTTATAACTAAAAACTTTATTAACTTGTCTTAAAAATTCTGGTTTTTTGTTATAATCGCAAGCGTATTCAATCGGCAATAGTTCTACGTCATTACTTATTTTTTTAAAATAATTACTACTGTTTTCCACCTCTTTATATTGCCATGCAACTGTCTTACATTTATCTATTAAATTAAATAACCAATCTTCGTTTAAATAATGTTTAATTGACGTATGTCCCGCCATTATTTTTTAACCCCTATTTTTTTAATTGGTTTTGGTAAATATTGAGGCACTACAACGTTATAATTACTTGGCACGTGGTTATTGACCCTTGCGCCGTTGGTGTAATTATCTGCTAAAAACTCAACTGTTTTTGCAATACTTATAGGCACGCCAAAAACTTTTTGCGACAAATCAAATAACTTTGAATAGGTATCTAATTTTAAAGATATATTCTTATATCCGCGCACCGTCTCAACTGCATTTATTTTTTTAGTTTTCATTTTAATTTACTCCTTTGTTGTTATACAAATTTTTATAGTAATTATCTGACAAATATCTATTTGTCTCACTCCATAAAATTTCTGTATCGTTTATTTTTTCTAATTGCTCAAAAACCCCGTTAGGTAAGTCCTCAAGTCTATAAATGTTTTTATAAACATCTAATATTTTTTTCTGCTTTTTTGTTAACTGTCTCATTTTAATTTACTCCTTTATTGTTAATTAATTTTTTCTATTTCAGTTATTTCGCTATCCATTAAATCAATTCCATATTGCTCTTTAAACTGCAATTTAAGAATTTCTATATAATGTTCTTTTGAAATAGCCTCGTGATTATTAATTGCGAAACTAACTGTAATTGTGCTTGTATACTCATTTAACTTAGTCATTTTTTTACTTCCTTTTTTAATTGTTTTAACAAAGTAATAAAACCCTTGTATTCAGTTTTTATATCCTCGTTATATGCATTACTCCACGCTTTTTTTATTTCTTTAAGTGTGTAGGCTTTCATTTTTTTATGTCCTTTTAATTAATAACCGTAAACCCGCTATTGTCTTTTTTTGCGCGTCCCTTAGCTAGTAAACCGATTATTGTTTTTTTCGGGTCAAGAAAACGTAAATCGCTTTCATCTCCCGTCACAACGCGACGGCCTAAGTATGTCTTAGGCAATTTATTAAAAACAACCGCAATATTATTATCAGTTGTTATTAATTCTTTAACTTCGTTTTCGTTGCTTTCGCTCCTAGAAAACGTAAGACTGTAATTTTTTGGCAATACTTGATTAAAACGATTTAATATTTTTGTGTAATCGTAAAATGGAATATTCGGAAATAATTCCATTAAATTTTTATTGTCTTTAAATTTGTATCGTTCGAACGGTAAATCGCTCGTGCCGTTTAATCTTACGGCCAATTTCAAATTTTTACTTTGTGCCAATTTTTCATATGTTGTTATTTCTTTATATAAATGCTCTAAAAATTTTTGGCGGTCTTTTAAAAAATATAAAGTTTTATTAATTCGTGATTTTTGAACACAATTCATTTGACCGCGTCCCGCCGTATTTAAGCACGCGAGCGCGCACCCTTGTGACGCTTTCGGGCAAACGTTGTACCCGCTTAAGTTGTAAGGCGCTAAATGTAGTATTGCCGTTAAATATCCAAATTTAACTGATTTTTGCATTTTAAAGTTATTAAAACTTAATAACTTTTTTTGTGGTTTATAATTCATATATATTCACGTAATTTCTTTAAAAGAGTGATTAAATTAAGCCTTAATTTTTGTCAATAAAAATAATTTAAAATAATGGTTGACAACTATTAATTAATAAGTATTTTACAAATTAATATAAACAAAATGAAAGGACGTTATGTTCAGTAAATATACTAAGGACGCGTTAACAGTTTTACAAAATGAAATTGTTAACGGCTTACAAAAAGACGGTTTAAAATATTTTAAATCGTTTTCTGGTTATGGATATCCAAAAAACGCGTTAACTTTAAAAGAGTATAACGGTATTAATTTTTGGTCTTTAAATATCCAAAAACGCGCATTAGATTTTAAATCTAATTTGTGGGCAACTAAAAAAGCGTGGCTAAGTGTCGGCGCGAATATCTTAGAGGGTCAAGAAAAAAACGGGCGCGCAATATTTTACTATAGCACGTTTAAAAAAAACGTACAAAAAAATGATAAAAACGAAGAGAAAAATTTCGCGTTTTTAAAAATTTCTTACGTTTATAACGTTGCGCAAGTTGATTTAAAAAATTCAACTTACCACGTGCCTAACGAATTGCCCGAAAGTAAAGTTATTGATAATCAAGAAATTGAAAACTTTATTAATTCAATCGAGGGCTTGCATTTACATCACACTAACGACGGTACTTGTCACTATAATTTGACGGCCGATAAAATCGTTATGAGTGACAAAAAAACCTTTGTAGATACGCCCGATAATAGCGCAACGGTTAATTATTACAGCGTTTTATTTCACGAGTTGATACATTGGACGGGCGCTAAAAACCGCCTAGCGCGTTTCGAGAAATACAAAAAACGTTTTAAAGACAACGCGCAACTTGAATACGCGCACGAGGAATTAATTGCCGAAATTGGCGCGGTTTTATTGTCACAACGTTTTAACATACAAAAAACGATTAATCGCAATAATTTAGCTTATTTAAAATCGTGGATATCCGCGTTGCAAAATGATAATAAATTTTTAATAAGCGCGCTTTCGCAATCATACCGCGCAAGCGAATTTTTGCTTAATAAAGGCAAGTTAAAAGAATATCCCGCGCAACTACGTAAAGTTGCATAAATATCACACAATAAAGCGGGCTTAAAAACCCGCTTTATTTTTTTAGTTGACAATCACATATATTCACGTAAATTCGCACAATAAACAAATCAACTAAGGACGTAAAAAAAATGAAAATGACACCAAAAAACACAAGCGAAAGTTATTGTGGTTGGTCTAATTATGATACTTGGAATTTCAAGTTGTGGTTGGATAATGACCAAAATACTCAAGAAATGGTTTTAAACGTTGTTAAATTCGCCTCTAAAATGGATAAGAATTCCGATGCTATCCACTATATACAAAAATTTTTAGAGGAATACGCTCACGACAACGCGCCAAAATTAGAAAACGGCTTTTATTCGGACGTTTTAAGCGCCTCTATTCGTTCGGTAAACTATTATCAAATTGCGGACGCTTATTTTTTTGATTATTTAGAAAACTATCAAAAAACAGCTTAGCCTTACCTTGCATTATACACGCCTTAGTTGTATTCTAAGGCGTGTCAAGAAAACCAGAAAACACTTTTTTAAATCGCGTTAAAAACCTAAATAAAAACTACTATTTTCAACGAATTGAGACCTACACAAGCGCGGGCGTTGCGGACTGTTTTTGTGTGATAAACGGGCGCTCTTTTTGGATTGAATTTAAGCATACAACAGCTAAGAATTTAGGACTAAGCAAGTACCAAGTCGCGTGGCAATTAAAACTAATAAAACACGGTGGGCACGTTTTTAACTTAGTTAAAGTAGGCAAGCAAGGAGGCCTTAAAACTTATAGACTTGAGCCGATAGGCGCGAGGTTGCTAGCGTGTGCGCCCGATACCGCGCAAGGTATCGAATACCTACTAACTGATTTAGTGCAGCGCGTTGTGTGATGTTGTGTGACATTGTGCGAACATGGCGTATTACTTCCGATAATCATAATTATCACTTACAATAACTTCACGTATATTCATGTAAGAACATAGAGGCGCGAGGCGTGGCACGCGAGCCAATGTCCTAAGGGTCATAACTCAGTTGACCTTATACTTTTTAAAAAATTCCAAAAATACAACCTAAACGAGAATTAGTAAGGCTCAGGCAAGATGAGCTTGAGCAGGATTCATAAACGTAGTAAGGTCAGAATTAGCACGGTATAATGAAAATAGGACCCATGGAAAAAGAATTCTTAACAACTGAGCGATTAAGAGAAGAAGTAGAAAAGAAATGGATAAAACATATCCAGCTCTGTCAGGATAATTTTCTATATTTTGTTCAAGAGGTTTGGCCTGATATTATCATGCGTAAAGAAAAGGACTCTTCAAAGTGGGGCCATCACCAAATCATGGCTAAAGAGTTCACTTCTATTGCTAATCAGAAAAAGGGGCGCCTTATTGTTAACATGCCTCCCCGACATACCAAATCAGAATTTGCATCCGTGTTCTTTCCAGCGTGGATGATGGGTAAGTTTCCAAAATTAAAATTAATGCAAGTAACACATAATGCTGAATTATCAGCAAGGTTCGGAGCGAAGATCCGTAATCTAATTGATTCAAAAGAATACAAACAAATATTTGGGGATGTTAAGTTACGAGAAGATTCTAAGGCTAAAGGTAGATGGGAAACCAATCATGGCGGTGAATATTTTGCTGCGGGTGTTGGTGGAGCGATTACTGGACGAGGTGCTGATTTATTAATTATAGATGATCCACATACAGAACAAGACTCATTGTCTAAGAAAGCTATGGAGCGAACTTATGAGTGGTATACATCAGGACCCAGACAACGTTTACAACCTGGCGGATCTATAGTTCTTGTTATGACAAGATGGGCCGAGAACGATTTAACAGGGATGTTAATTAGAGGACAAAAAGAAAATAAAGCAGACAAATGGAAACTAATATCTTTTCCTGCAATATTAGAATCAGGTCAACCTTTGTGGCCAGAGTTCTGGCAATTGGAAGAACTTGAAAGAGTTAAAGCAACATTACCAGTTCGTAACTGGTCTGCACAATATATGCAGAACCCAACATCAGAAGAAGGTGCAATATTAAAACGTGATTGGTGGAGACCTTGGGAGAAAGAAGCAATACCACATCTACAACATGTTATACAAAGTTATGATACTGCATTTAGTGCAAAAGAATCTGCCGATTATTCTGCTATTACTACGTGGGGTATATTTACTCCAGAAGAAGGAGGCGCACCTAATTTAATATTGTTAGATGCTATGAAAGGTAAATATGATTTTCCAGAATTAAAAGCAGTTGCAATGGATCAATATAAATATTGGGAACCTGAATCTGTTATTATTGAAGCGAAAGCTTCTGGTGAGCCTTTGACCCATGAGTTTAGAAGAATGGGTATTCCAGTAATTCCTTTTATGCCATCTCGTGGAAAAGATAAACATACCAGAGTAAATGCGTGTGCGCCTGTATTTGAAGCAGGGTCCGTATGGTATCCAGAGGGAGCTCACTTTGCAGAAGAGGTTATTGAGGAATGTGCTGCGTTTCCTCATGGAGAGTATGATGACTATGTTGATAGTACTACACAAGCTGTGTTAAGATACCGTCAAGGTAACTTTATTGAAACAGGGTCCGATTGGAAAGACCCTATGGATCGAGTGCCAAAAGAATATAAATATTATTAGGAGCCCTTATGAAGAAAAAAGCAAAAGACATGTCTAAAGAACACGAGTCTATGGAATCAAAAGCTGAAGAAGCTAAAGAATATAAAATGGAAGAAGAAGGTTACGAAGAAACTGAATCTGGTAAAATGGTTAAATCAGCTAAAGGTGGTATGACTAAAGCTCAAAAGAAAATTGGTAAAGTCATGAGAGAATTCAAAGCTGGTAAATTACATTCTGGAAAAAAAGGTCCAGTTGTAAAAAATCCTAAACAAGCAATTGCTATTGCATTATCTGAAGCTGGTAAATCTAAATCACAAAAGATGGCAACAGGTGGCATGGTCCGTGGAACGGGTGCCGCGATCAAAGGAATTAGAGCAGCTAAATTATCATAATGGCTAAAAAGAAAAAAGATCCTTACATGAGTCGCAATGAATTCAAAGAAGGATTCTACGACCAAAAAGATAAACCTCCTATTACTGCAGAAACAATGTATGGTAAAGGAACTAAAAAACAACTTGAGTATCCAACTGTTGATCCTGATACAAAAATGATGGAAGATGCAGCAGGTTATGTTGAAGGTGGATTTGCTCGAGGACAAAAACCAATTCAAATTAAAAAGGTTCCATTCAGAGGAATATTCTAAATGGGAATACTAAATAAAATTTCTAGAACACTTGGCGATAAAGTTGTAGGATCTGGAATTGATATTACTGATTTAGTAGGACCAGATTTATTAGACAAGTCAAAAGGAGAATACGCAAACATTGGTGGTGGTTTGGATATTGAAAAACAAAAACCAGTCATAGGAGCAACTGTTAAGAAGGGTCAAACAGAATACGGTATTGCAGGATCAAGCTCCACGGACCTCGGACTTGGTGCACAATATACTTCAGAAGATAAATCAACTATTGCTGGTTTTGGTGTATCAAAAAATCCACAAGGAAAAGAAATCAGATTTGGTATTACTAAAAAATTTAAATCAGGTGGAGAAGTTGAAGTTGGAAAAGGAAAAGATTACATTAAGGATTTAATATAATGCCAAGTAGATTAAAACAATTATTACAGTTATTAGAAGAAGCTAAAATTAAAGGAGATACCGATCAGGTCGGTATATTAGAACAAGAGCTTTTTACCATGAAAGACAAGAAGCAAGAAGGTGGAGAAATCAAGGTAAAAGGTGGCGGATATATTAACGATTTACTGTAAAGTATAGTCCTAATTATCATTGCATGTTAGAATAAACTTGTTATAACAACAAGGAGAAACAACCATGGCAAGAAAAAAATTACAAGATTTAGCTAAGATTGGTTTAGGGTTAGCAGCCGCATATGGCGCATCTAAAGTATTAGGACAAAAAAGTCCTATGGATATAGCTAAGCTTGAAGGCGCAGAAGCAGATATCAACGCAATGGAAGGACCAGCGCGTAGATCAATGTACGCAGGACCACAATCTAGTATTGATATTGCAAGAAGAGAAGCAAGAGACACTGCATTTAATCAAATAGAAGGTGCAGATAAACAATCAATGGCAGCATCAACAACGTCACCAAGAGGTTCTTTAGAAGGATTCAGAGCTTCTGAAGCAGCAAGAAGAGCTAGAATAGAAGCATTACGAGGAAGTCAAATGTCTGATAGAAAAATGGCTCTATCTGCTTTTGATGAAAAAGTTAGAGCATATAACCGTTCTATGACAGGTGCTAAAAAAGGTAAAATGATTAAAGCATCTAAAGGTGGATCAGTCGTTGCAAGAGGAAACAAATTAGCAAGAAGTAAACCTACAAAACTTTACTAATGGCTGAAGTCGAAAAGATTAATGAAGAAATTCTAACGGAGGACAACTCTATTCCTGAAGAAGGATTAGAAGTTGTTCTTCCTGAAGAAGAGTCAGTTCCGCAAGAAGTTGTAGAAGAAAACTTTTACAAGAACCTTGCTGAAGATATGGACGAAAGAGTATTGAGTCGTCTAGCATTAGATCTTATTGCCGACTATAAAAAAGATAGAGTATCAAGATTAGATTGGGAACAAACTTATGTTCAAGGTTTAGATCTATTAGGATTTAAATACCAAGACATGACTAGACCGTTCCAAGGAGCAACAGGAGTTACACATCCTTTACTTGCAGAATCAGTTACACAATTTCAAGCACAAGCATATAAAGAATTATTACCAGCAGAAGGCCCTGTAAGAGCAGAGGTTGTTGGATTAGAGACACCAGATATTTTAAGACAAGCAGAAAGAGTTAAAGATTTCATGAACTATATGTTGATGGAAAAAATGGAAGAATATACTCCAGACTTTGACCAATTATTATTTTATTTACCATTATCAGGATCTGCATTTAAAAAAGTTTATTATGATGAAATACTACAAAGAGCAGTATCTAAATTTGTACCTGCAGATGATTTAGTAGTTCCATATTATGCAACTGATCTTAAAGATTGTGAGCGTATTACTCACCTTGTTAAGATGAATGAGAATGATGTTATTAAATATCAAAAAGCTGGATTCTATTTAGATGTAGAATTAATTCCAAAACAACCAGAACAAACAGCAATACAACAAAAATTATCAGAGATTGAAGGTGTTAAACCAAGTGGAGATACAACTTATCAATATAATATTTTAGAAATGCATGTTGACTTAGATTTAAGTGAATATGAAACAACAGCTGATAAAGAAGAAAAAAATATAAAAGTACCTTATGTAGTAACAATTGATGAAGGTTCACAACAAGTTTTATCTGTATATAGAAATTATGATCAAGATGATCCATTAAAAACTAGAAAAGAATACTTTGTACATTATAAATTTTTACCAGGTTTAGGATTCTATGGCTTTGGATTAATTCATATGATTGGTGGATTATCTAGAACTGCTACTTCTAGCTTAAGACAGTTATTAGATGCAGGTACTCTTGCTAATTTACCAGCAGGATTCAAGAGCCGTGGTATTAGAATCAGGGATGATGACCAACCATTCCAGCCAGGTGAGTTCAGAGACGTAGATGCACCAGGCGGAAACATAAAAGATCAGTTCCAAATACTACCATTTAAGGAACCAAGTCAAACTTTATTTCAATTATTAGGATTTGTAGTACAAGCTGGACAAAGATTTGCATCCATCGCCGACATGCAAGTAGGAGATGGTAATCAACAAGCAGCTGTTGGTACTACAATCGCATTATTAGAACGAGGATCACGTGTAATGTCAGCTATTCATAAGCGATGTTACTACGCAATGAAACAAGAATTTAGAATTTTAGCTGGAGTTTTTGCAGATTACTTACCACCAGAATATCCATACGCAGTTTATGGTGCAGATAGAAACATTAAACAAGAAGATTTTAATGATAGAGTAGATGTAATTCCAGTTGCAGATCCAAGTATTTACTCAATGGCACAAAGAGTAACTCTTGCAAATGAAAATTTAAAGATTGCAATGTCAAATCCACAGATGCATAACCTAAGAGAAGCGTACAGAAGAGTGTATGAAGCATTAGGAACTAGACAAATTGATGATTTATTAATTCCAGAACAAGAACCAACGCCAGAAGATCCAGCAACGGAGAACTCTAAAGCATTAAGAATGGAATTATTAAAAGTTTTTCCAGAGCAAGATCATGTTTCTCACATTAGTGCGCATGCAATCTTCATGCAAAGTAGAATGGTACAAACAAATCCAATGGTTTATGCTCTACTTCAAGGACATATTTCAGATCATATCGCATATCAAGCTCATGGAGAGGTTGGAGCAGCGATGTCAGAGAACCCACAGAACGCTATAATGCAACAACAAGATCCAAATGGCTATCAAGTTCAATTTAATTCACTAGTTGCTAAGCGAATTGTAGAATTAACTCAACAATTAGTACAAGCAGAAGGTGGACAACAACAAGATCCGTTAGTAATGTTGAAACAAAGAGAGTTAGATCTTAAAGCTTTAGATATTCAAAGACGTGCAAGAGAGTCTCAACAAGAAATGGAGAGAAAATCTTTTGAATTTGAAGATAGAATTGATGTTGAGAAGATGAAAGTAGAAAATCAAGAGCAACAAGCTGCACAAAGAATTAAAGTTGCAGAAGAAAAATTAAAAATTGCTAGAGAAAAACAACAACAAGCGTTTGTTCCTAAAAGATAACCATGAAAATTGGTATTCCTAAGATTAAACAGCCTAAAATTAGTAAAATTAAAAAACCATCAATACAAAAAATCAAAAAGATTAAAATGCCAGGCGTAAGATTTGGCCCACCTCCTAAAAAAGGACCTGCTTCTCAAGGTATGAAATTAGGTGGATATATTTCTAGACAAAATAAAAATAAATAGTATACATTTCTTAAAAACAAAAGGGATATATGCTAGAACAAAAATATAAATCGTTATCAAAAGAACAAAAATTAATATTTCTTGCAGGAGTATTTGAAGGTGAAGGATCATTTGGTTTTTGGGGAAAAGTAGGTAAATCAAATAGATATCTTAGAGCACAAATAAGAATGTGTGATGAAGATATTGTTGTAAGATTTATTAATTATTTTAAATTAGGATCAATTAGTACTCATTTACCAAAGAATAATAAGCATAGTAGATCATGGACATGGACGGTTTCAGGAGATAGAGCTATAGATGTGATGTTGCAACTTATTCCATATCTTGGTATAAGGAGACAGGAGAAATTTACAGAATGTTACCAGTTTTACAAGCAGTCGCACCCCTTGCAAAAATCTTATTCAACACCGTTGATAAAGCAGTTGCCGACAAAGACCTCGCAGCTAAATTAAAAAATGATCTGCAAACTCAAATGTTGCAGTCTCATACGCAAGAGTTAACTGCAGCAGCTAAAATTATAGAAGCAGAAGCAAAAGCAGGATGGTTTGCAGCAAGTTGGAGACCATTACTAATGTATGTACTAATATTTATATTAGTATGGAATTATGTATTAGGACCAGTAATCTTATTCTTTTTTAAAGCTTCCATTACTATAACTTTACCAGGAGATGTTTGGACATTATTACAAATAGGTTTAGGTGGATATGTGGTAGGAAGATCTGCAGAATCGGTTGCTAGAACTATGGCAAACAAACCTCAACCAAAAGACCAAGAAAACGGCTAGTGAAATACCTAGTTGTTTTATTATTGCTTTTTTCATGCAATAATGTAAATTCACCAAATATAGATAAACCAATATTAAAAATAGAAAAGGCATTTTAATGTTAGAAAGATTAAAAGATTTAATAGCTAAAAATTTTTCTTCTAAAGAAATAGAAAAGAAAAATAATGCTTTACTTAGAAGCAGAAAAGAAGTTGAGATTAATGGTAATGGAACTTCTGGTTATACAATCAAAGAAGGTTCTCATAAAGGTACCGTTTTAGGTCACATCAAAAGAGATAAGAATGTTATTTAACTTAATTAAAAAGTTATCTGCTAAATTAGATTATTGGATTTGGCGGCAAGAATTGAAGAAAAAAATAAAAAGATTTAAAAAAGATAAATTAATTTAGTAAAATAAATTTATGATGGACATAAATACCCTGCAATATATAAGAAAATACGTGAAAAAACGTATAGAAGAAACTCGTCATGATATTTGCTATGGTATAGACACACTAGATAGGCTCCACTATGCTAAGGGCAGGCTCAGCGCATTAGAGACGCTGCTACAGGATCTAAAAGACCTGCAACATAAAGAGGAGAGTATAGATGACGATAGTGGTACCGAATCAGAAATTAGTTCTTCCAACTAATGGTTCTGAAAAATCTAACGAGACATCCACAAAAATCCCAACAGACGCAAAAGGCATCAAGGAGTATTTAGACTCGCTTCCAGATCCAATTGGTTACCGTATGTTAATACGACCATTTGCTGGAGAGGCGAAAACTAAAGGCGGAATTATTTTATCCGAACAAACTCAAGATACAATTGCTATGACTACAGTTATTGGAATTGTAGTTAAAATGGGAGATCTTTGTTATTTAGATAAAGATAAATTTCCTACAGGAGCTTGGTGCAAAGAAGGCCAGTTCGTAATGTATGGAAGATATGCTGGATCTCGTTTTAAAACAAAATATGGTGAACATCGTATTTTGAATGATGATGAAATCATAGGTATTGTTAAACGTCCTCAAGATATTCTCCACCTATACTAAGGAGAACATAAATGGTAGACGAAAAGAAGACTCCAGAAGTGGAGCTTGATCTTGACGATGTTAAAGAACAAGAAATACAAATAAAAGAGGAGACAAAGTCCGAGAAGAAAGCGCCAAGTTTAAATGTTGGTGAAGTTGATCTTGGTTATACATCTCACTCTAAAGATCAGAAAAAAGAAAAGGTTGAAGTTGAACAAGTAGAAGAAAAACCTACTGTAGTTGAAACTAAACCTATAGAACAGAAAGAAGAAGTTAAAACTGATGACTTATCAGAAATTTCTGAATCTGTTCAAAAGCGAATCGATAAACTAACTCGTAGATACAGAGAAGCAGAAAGAAGAGAACAAGCTGCTTTAGAATTTGCAAAAGGTTTGCAAAAGAAATACAGCGATTACGAGAAGAAATTTGATACTGCTGATGAGAATTACTTGAAAGAATTTGATGCAAGAGTAGATGCTCAAAGAGAACAAGTAAAAATCAAATTAAAAGCAGCTATTGAAGCTAATGATCCTAATAAGATCATGGAAGCTAACGATGAGTTAACGCAATTAGCCGTTCAAAAAGAAAAAGCTAAATTGCAAATGGCTGATCGTCAGTTAAGAGCTAAACAACTTGAAGAACAGAAAAAACTTGAAGTTGAAGAAGCTAAAACACAAAAAGAAAACGTTGTAGTACCTAAACCTAGCGAAAAAGCTAAGTCTTGGGCTACTAAAAATACTTGGTTTGGCGATGATAAAATCATGACCCAAGCCGCTTTTTCAATCCATGAAGAACTAGTTGGCAGTGGTGTTGAAGTTGAGAGCGATGAGTATTATAATGAGATAGATAAACGTATGAAGGGTTATTTCCCTCATAAGTTTACTGTTGAAGAACAACGTAAACCCGTTCAAACTGTTGCTTCCGCTGGAAGAAAACAGGAGGGACGCAGAACTGTGAGACTCACCAAATCACAAGTTGCTATTGCTAAAAAATTAGGGGTGCCACTAGAAGAATACGCTAAATACGTGAAGGAGGCAAATTAGTATGAGCGATAAAGAAAACAAAAGATCTTCACGCGCGTCAGAAGAAATTAAGGTTGATAGAAATAAACCTTGGACGCCACCATCATCTCTGGATGCACCACCTGCGCCAGAAGGCTTTGTCCACAGATGGATCAGAGTCGAGTCAATGGGTTTTCAAGATACAGCAAATGTATCGAAGAAAATGAGAGAAGGTTGGGAGTTCGTTAGAGCCGAAGAAATTTTAAATAGATTCGGTAAAAACGCATACCCAGTTATCCATGACGGAAAATACGCAGGGTTGATCGGGGTTGCTGGCCTAGTGTTGGCTAGGATACCTGAAGAGATCGTTAAATCTCGCGCGGAGTACTTTAGAAGAGTTACTCAAGATAGAATAAACGCGATAGATGCCGATCTAATGAAGGAACAACGACCTGAGATGCCTATTAATATTAATAGACAATCTCGCGTAACTTTTGGTGGTGGGACTAAAAAGTAATTTTTTTGTAATACCAACCAAAGTAAATATAAACTATAAACAAGGAGTATAAATAATGCCCAATGTACTAGAAAAGTTTGGTCTTAGACCATCTAGACAACTAAATGGCAGCCCATTTATTAATGCTCAGAACAGATATAGAATATCTGCAAATAATACTACTGCGATTTTCCAAGGAGATTTGGTTATACCAACTACTGCTGGAACAATCACAAGATATGTTGCGGGTACTACAACTTCTGTTGTGGGTGTTTTCAATGGTTGCTTTTATACAGACCCAACGACTCAAAAACCGACATGGAAAAATTATTATCCAGCAAGTACAAACGCTTCAGACATTACAGCGTTCGTGATTGATGGTCCAGACACGGTTTATGAAATCAATGCTAGCGGCACAGTGGCCGTTACTGGTCTGTTTTCAAACTATGATGTAACTAACGTAACTGGAAATACACAAACTGGTATTTCTTTTGTTCAGTTAGATCAAGGTTCAGCAAACACAACAAACACGTTACCGTTAATGGCAATTGATATATCACAAGATCCAAATAATAGTGATACAGCTGCTGCTAACGCTAACATAGTAGTGAGAATTAATAATCACTTCTATAAACAAAACCAAACAGGTCTATAATAGGAGATAATTTATGGCTATATCACGTTCACAGCTAGTTAAAGAACTAGAGCCAGGATTGAATGCACTATTCGGCCTGGAATACAATAGATACGATAACGAAGACGCAGAAATCTTTATAACAGAAACTTCAGATCGAGCTTTCGAAGAAGAAGTTATGTTAACAGGATTTGCAGGCGCTGAAATCAAACAAGAAGGTGCTCCAGTAGTATTTGATAATGCTACAGAAGCATACACTTCTAGATACACTCATAATACGATTGCTTTAGCATTCGCAATTACTGAGGAAGCTATTGAAGATAACTTGTATGACAGACTTGCTGCGAGATACACTAGAGCATTGGCAAGATCAATGTCGCAAACTAAGCAAACGATTGCGGCTAACATCTTGAACAATGGTTTTAGTTCATCTTACACAGGTGGCGATGGAAAAGCTTTATTAGCTAACGATCACCCACTTGCTAACGGAGGAACGTTTAGAAACATTCTTTCGACAGCTGCTGACTTATCAGAAACATCACTTGAGCAATCATTAATTGATATTGCTGCGTTTGTAGATGAAAGAGGATTAAAAATCGCTCTACAAGGTAGAAAATTAGTAATTCCAAAAGAATTACAATTTACTGCTGAGAGAATTTTAAGAACTCCTTTATCAACAACTCCAGGTGGTTCAAATGCGTTCGCGAAAAACGACATCAACGCTATGTTAAATATGGGAATGATCCCAGAAGGTTACAGAGTTAACCATTTCTTAACAGACACTGATGCATTTTTCATCATAACTGACGCACCAAATGGTTTAAAACACTTTGTAAGATCGCCAATTAAAACGGCTATCGAAGGTGATTTTGACACTGGAAACGTTAGATTCAAAGCTAGAGAAAGATACAGCTACGGCTGGTCAGACCCTAGAGGAATCTTCGGTTCAGCAGGAGCTTAAGAACTAATTATTATACTGGGGCGTCTTTACGCCCCAGTATTTTTTAGGTACAATAGGAATTATGGGTTTTAAATCAGATATACAAGCTACAAGAATTACAGCGGCTACATCAACTGTAGTAGTTGCTCCATCAATAAGATTAAGAGGAATTATAGTTGCATCGTCAGGCGGTGGAACTGGAACTGTTGAATTAAAAACAGCAAGTGCTACTGGTACAACTTTATTTGTTGCAGATGTTCCAGCAGGAGATATTATTAATTTAAATTTTCCAGAAGATGGAATTTTATTTCCACAAGGAATTTATGTTTCAACATTTACTAGCATTGCAGCAGTAACATTACTTACAGATAAATATTCGGGTCCAGGCCCAATGTATCAACCACAACCGTAACATTTTAAAATGCCTATTATACGATCAGGCACTTACTACGATACATTACAAGACTATTATGGTCTTGGTGAAGAATCTGATAAAAATAAAAAATCAAAACAATTAAGAGCAAATTTAGGTCTCATGGTTGATCTTGCTAAAGGCGGGATGCCACCAAGAAATAAAAAAAATTTTAGATCTACAGAAGCTGGTGCAGGTATGACACAAGCTGGTGTTAAAGCATACAGAAGAATGAATCCAGGTTCAAAGTTATCTACAGCTGTAACAGAAGATAAACCAGGCCCAAAAAGAGCTGCAAGAAGAAAATCATATTGTGCAAGATCTGCTGGACAAATGAAAATGTTTCCAAAAGCAGCAAAAGACCCCAATTCTAGATTAAGACAAGCAAGACGAAGATGGAAATGTTAAGCTTGCAATGTCTTATTTAAATGCTAATATTCCACCTATCTATTGCAAGATAAGGAGAGAATATTTATATGACTTACGAGAACATCATGGCGAAACTGAAGATTGTGTGGTCTTTGCTATTGCAAGTATTCCAGGGCGTGCAATCTTATTTCATGCTTTACTTACGAATGGTGCAATATTCTGGAGGCTTCCTATCTCTGCTTTTCTTCAAAGAGGAAACAGCACTTCTTTGCATCAACGAGAAATGGAACATCAAGATCTCGAAGATCTTCAGCTATGGAATTCATTTAGTTATTATCCTGCTGTTACTACTTTTGATTTTTTAATAGGACAACGTTGTAAATATTTAGGAAAGGATAAAAAATTTATTCATGGAGAATATTTATTCACTTTGGATTGGGCACATCCAGAACCTAATATACTCGATACTGAACATTCTGAAATTCCCGATCAGCATAAGTGTGCTCACGTTTTGGCTCTTGATAACGGCAATTTTGCAGCTCAGCCTAATAATCGTATTCTGTGGAGTATTCCTAGCTTTACAACTTCAACACATTGGCCAGATTATAAAGTACAAACTACAGAGTGGAATGTTGAAAATAAAAAATTTGTAACTGATGACACAGACAAATTTTTTTATGATATAATAGATAAAAATGAATAAAGAAAAATTAACATTCGTAGTAACTACATTAGTAACAACTACTTTATGTATTGTTGTGTTAAGTATGGTTATGACTCTTATGACTGGTCTATTTGATGAAAAAGTAGATAATGCCGAAATATTTAAATTAATTAGCCCTGCTTTTCAAACTATTGTCGGGGGCTTTATTGGACTTTTAGCTGGCGTAAAATTAAAAGCTAGTGATGACGACAAAAACTGTAATTGCAAATAATTGTATTAACAAATTAGCAGTTGGATGCTGCTTACTAAATCACTGTAAATGTTATGACAACAAAGATTATGTTAATAAAGTATTTGATCATAGCTCTAGCAGCATTTGTATTAGGTACATTTTTTCCCAACCCCGCCGCCAAACGGAAGGTCCAGGTTGAGACAGTTAACTGGGCCGTGAAACTCGGGTTTGGAATCCCGAGGTTTGAGTACTCAAACAATAAAGAATTCATCACTTCCCTCACCCACTGCATCAATTACCTTAATTTTAATATCCCAAGACGCCAAAGAGTAAACACCGAACTAATTATTGCACAAGCTATTGTTGAATCTAATTATGGAACATCACGCTTCGCGCGCGAGGGGCACAATCTGTTTGGTATACGAGTATGGTCAAAAGAGGGTATGTTACCTCTTAAACAACCTGATACTATTGATTGGCGTGTAAGAGTATTTAAAAACAAATGTGAATCTGTTAAGTACTATATAGAAATTCTAAATACAAAAAGAGCATATGCTGAATTTAGAAAAGTTAGAGAAATTACAGCAAATAGAAATCCTATTGCAATGGCTAAAACTTTAGATAATTTTTCTACAAATAAAGAGTATGAAAAGCATGTAATTGAGGTTATACATAAGCTTAGAGAAAATAAATAATGGATTACGAAATAATAGAAAATTTTTTAGAACCAGAACAGTTCTTAAATATTCAAGCACAGTTAATGTCTCCTGAATATGATCTTCCTTGGTATTACAGAGAGAATATGACTAATACAGATAACTTTTATTTTAGACATATTTTATATGGTGATCATGTATCATTCTCAAAAGGCTTTGATACCATTGCTAGACCTATATTAAAAAAGTTAAATTGTATTGCACCTATTACAATTAAAGCTAATTTAGTATTAGCTAAAGATAAACCTTTTCAATCTGAATTTCATATAGATAAACACTTTGAATGTAAGACTGCTATTTATTACGTAAATACAAATAATGGTTATACTTTAATAGATAGAGAGAAACAAATTAAAGTACCTTGCGAAGCTAATAAAATTTTGATATTTAATTCAAATATAGAACATGCGATGGTCAGTCAAACTGATACATCAAGACGTATAGTTATTAATTTAAATTATTTATAATGCAATTAAGTAAAAGTTTTACATTAAATGAATTAACAAAGTCACAAGAAGCAACTAGACTTGGTATAGATAATACTCCAAACGAAGAACAAATACAAAATCTTAAAATACTTTGTGAAAAAATATTACAACCTATTAGAGATTTTTATGGAATGCCTTTATCTGTATCTTCAGGGTATAGATCAGCTGCACTATGTGAAGCTATAGGTTCGTCAGCCAAGAGTCAACATACCAAAGGACAAGCCGCAGATTTTGAAATATTTGGAGTGCCTAATAAAGAGGTTGCAGAATTTATTGTAAAAAATTTAGAATATGATCAATGTATACTTGAGTTTTGGAATGAAAACGAGCCTAATAGTGGATGGGTGCATTGTAGTTATTCATCTAACAGTAACAGAAAGCAATACTTGAAGGCTGAAAAATTGAATGGTAGAATTGTATATACTGTATTAGATTAATTATATGCCAATAGGAAGATCACAAATACCACAACAAATAGAAGGTAAGCTTAGAGGTGCAAAACCATCAAGAGCCATGCTTGCTGCAAAAAAGAAAAAGAAAAAATAATGGGTAAACTTTGTCCAAGAGGAAAAGCTGCGGCTAAAAGAAAATTTAAAGTCTATCCAAGCGCCTATGCAAATATGTATGCATCTGCAGTTTGTTCTGGAAAAATAAAACCAGGTGGTAAAAGTAAATCTCAACAAAGAAAAGAAACATCTAATTATAAACAAGGTGGAATTGCAAAAGGTTGTGGAGATGTAATGAGTAATAGAAGAAAAGTTACTAAAAAATATTAATATGAGCTTACGTAAATGGGTAGCAGAAAAATGGGTAGATATAGGTTCTAAACGTAAAGATGGTTCTTTTGCTCCTTGTGGAAGGTCTAAAGGAGAAAAAAGAAAAGGTTATCCAAAGTGTGTACCATTAGCAAAGGCAAGAAGAATGACAGAAGGCCAAAGAAGATCAGCAGTTCAAAGAAAAAGAGCAGCTGGTAATACTGGCCCAAAACCTACTTTTGTTAAGACATTTACTAAAAAGTATTATGGTGGTATGATAGAAGCATGAAAAAAGAACTATCACCAAAACAACTAAAAATTGCTGAAGCAGCTGAACCAAGAGATAAAATTACTGGTGCAGATTTTCAAGCATTAAAAAGCAGTATGGCTGAAGGCGGTATTTTTGAACCAAGAGGTCAAAAACCTTTTCAAGTCAAAAAACAAATGTCGAGGATTAGATAATGAGCGTAGCAACAAAACAACCAATGGGCGGAGCACATAAGCCTTATAAACTTACAGGAAAAGTTCCTGGCATGAACAGTAAAAAGCCAGTAAAGAAAAAGTAAGGTTATGACTTATGGCTACATCTGGAACAACAACATTTAATTTAGACATCGATGATGTCATTGAAGAAGCTTACGAAAGATGTGGCATTCGTAATACTAAAGGTTACGATTTAAAATCATCAAGAAGAAGTTTAAATTTATTATTTTCCGAATGGGGAAATAGAGGTGTTCATCTTTTTAAAGTAGAATTAAAAAACCAGTTAATGACTGCTGGTACAATTACTTATACTACACCACAAGATTGCAGTGATGTATTAGAAGCTTATGTTTCAACTTCTGAAACAGTAACTTCAAGTACAAATGATATATCATTAAATAAAATTGATAGATCAGCTTATGCGGCTCTTCCTAATAAAGGACAAACGGGTCAGCCTTCACAATATTATGTGAATAGACAAATCACACCAGAAATTAGTTTATATCTTGCACCAGATTGTACAACTTACACTTATTTAAAATATTATTACATACAAAGAATTCAAGATGCTGGTTCTTATACCAACCAAGCAGATTTACCATATAGATTTTTACCATGTATGGTTTCTGGACTTGCCTTTTATATTTCACAAAAATATGCACCAGAAAGAATTCAAGATTTAAAATTATTATATGAAGATGAATTACAAAGAGCTTTAGAAGAAGATTCTCAAAGAACTTCTGTATTTATTTCACCTTATACTTATTTTGGAGATAGATATTAATGTCATTCGCGAGAGGAAAAAAATCATTAGCTATTTCAGATAGAAGTGGAGCTCAATTTCCATATAGAGAAATGAGAAAAGAATGGAATGGTTCTATTGTTCATTTTACCGAATATGAACCAAAACATCCTCAATTAGATCCTCCATATCATCCAGCAGATCCTGAAGCATTAATTATGCCAAGAGCAGATATTAGACCAGGAGGAGGCGTTGAAGTACAATTAGATTTATATTATTGGCCAGGACAATTTTTAACTGTAAATAATAGTATGCAACCTGGAATTAGTGGAGACGTAATTAATAGTAGAAGATCAGCACTTGCAAGTGTTGGTAATGTAACAATAGTAATATCATGACTTATTCAGAACTATTACAACAAATAAGAGATTATACAGAAGTAGATTCATCAGTACTTACAAATAGTATTTGTGATACTTTTATTAAAAATGCTGAATATAGAATATTCAGAGAAGCAGATGCAGATTATTCTAGAGAATATGCTACATCAAGTTTTAACTCTGGTAATAAATATTTACTTTTGCCAGATGATAATACAGATGAAGGAACAACAACTATAAGAAGAGCTTTTATAGTAAGATCTGTAATTGTAACTAATACTTCTTCTAATCAAGTAGCTTTAGACCCTAGAGATGATACATTTATAACTGAATACAACGCAAGTGGTGCAACAGGATTTCCTAAATATTATTCAATGTATAGGGAGAATGCTATTCAAGTAGCTCCAACTCCAGATGCTGCATATGCAGTTACATTAGACTATGTTTACACACCTGATAATTTAAGTTCAACAAATACTACAACTTATATTAGTCAAAACGCTCCAGAATTATTATTATATGCTTGTTTAGTGGAAGCTTTTGCATATCTAAAAGGACCTATGGATATGTACAAATTGTATCAAGACAAGTATAATACAGCATTACAAGGCTTTACGATTGAACAAACAGGTAGAAGACGTAGAGACGAGTATTTTGATGGTTCATTAAGAATTAAAATTAATTCACCATCACCATAAAAACTATAAGGAGTACAATATATGGCAATAGCACAAGCAGTATGTAATTCTTTTAAACAGCAGATTTTAGAAGGACAACATAACTTCGCAACAGGCGGAAACGTTTTTAAATTATCCCTTTATACATCAGCAGCAAACTTATCAGCTTCAACAACTGTTTATACTTCAACAAATGAAGTAGCAAACACTGGTCAGTATTCAGCTGGAGGTGGTACTTTAACTGGACAACAAACTTCACTTGATACAGGTGTAGCAATTGTTGACTTTGCAGATTTATCATTCACAGGAGTTACGCTAACAGCAGCGGGAGCTCTAATTTACAACACATCAGCTTCTAACAAAGCCGTTTGCGTTCTAGATTTTGGTGGAGATAAAACAGCAACAGCAGGAACATTTACAATTGTGTTTCCAGCGTTTACATCAGCGAATGCAATATTAAGAATATCATAGAGGTAGTTTTATGGCGTTCGTTATTAACGACAGAGTCAAAGAAACTACTTCGACAACTGGAACAGGCACAGTTACACTAACAGGTGCTCAGTTAGGTTTTCAAAGTTTTTCTTCTGGCATTGGATCAGGTAACTCATGTTATTACACGATTGCTTTAGGCAGTCAGTGGGAAGTGGGTATTGGATCTTTAACGAACGCTACTACCTTTACAAGAGACACAGTCATTTCAAGTTCTAATGCTAGTTCATTAGTAAGTTTTAGCACAGGTGTAAAAGATATATTTTGTTCTTTGCCTGCAAGAGAAACACCATCACCAGTGATGGATCCACAAACATTTGTAAATACGCATGCAACAACAATTACAGATATTCAAACAATTCAATCAGGAGTACTTGCAGGACCAGTAACTGTAACAAGTACTTTAACAGTAACAGGAACTTTGGTAGTAATATAATATGTCTAAAATAGAAGTTAATGCAATTGAACCACAAACAGGAACTACCTTAACGTTAGGTGCTTCTGGGGATACAATTACTATCCCTGCTGGTGCAACAATTTCTAATTCAGGAACAGCTGCAGGATTTGGTCCTACAGGAGCAGTATCTTGGGATACAACAAAAAAGACTACAGGATTTACAGCAGTATCAGGAGTTGGTTATTTTTGTGATACTACTTCAGCAGCATTTACAGTAACATTACCAGCAACACCGTCTGCAGGAGCAGTAGTTGGTCTTTGTGATTATGCAAATACTTTTGCAACGAATAATTTAACAGTAGATAGAAATGGTTCAAAAATTGCTGGAAGTACAATTAATTCAGTTTTATCAACTAATGGAATTTCTGTAACTTTTGTATATGTAGACGCAACACAAGGTTGGATTGTTACAGATTCAGGAAATAGATCAGATTTACCACAACCTACATATGTAACAGCAACTGGTGGAACAGTTTTAACATGTGGAAATTTTAAAACTCATATATTTACAGGTCCTGGTTCTTTTATAGTATCTTCAGCTGGAAATTCTTTAGGATCAAATTCAGTAGAATATTTAGTAGTAGCTGGAGGAGGAGCAGGTGGAAGAACAGCTGCTGGAGGTGGTGGAGCAGGAGGTTTTAGACAAAATTATCCAAGTCCAACAACAACAGGTTTACCAGTTACAGCAACAACATATCCAATTACAGTTGGAGCAGGTGGAGCAACTACCCCAACTAATCCAGGTGTAGGTAGTAATGGTAATCCTTCTATATTTAGTACAATAACTTCTGCTGGTGGTGGTTATGGATCAGGTGGATCAGGACCAGGAGCAGGAACAGCAGCTAATAGTGGAGGTTCTGGTGGTGGCGGAGGTGGAGGAATATCTAATTCACCAATTGCTGCTGGTGGAGCAGGAAATACACCACCAGTATCTCCTCCTCAAGGTAGTGCGGGTGGTACAAGTGCTACTCCAGCAGGGGGTCCAGTTTATGGAGGTTCAGGTGGTGGTGGAGCAGGTGCAGTTGGAGGAGCTAGTTCTACTACATTATCTGGTAATGGTGGAGTAGGCTCACCAATAGCTACAGCATTCTTTGGACCAACAGCACCTTCTTATGGAACTCCAGGACCAGCTCCTGGTAGATATTTTGCAGGAGGTGGAGGAGGATCTGGAGACACTTGTAATCCTGGAGGTGCAGGTGGATCAGGTGGAGGTGGTACAGGTAATGTTAGAACTAAAAGTTTTGGATCACCAGGAACAGTTAATACAGGAGGTGGCGGAGGAGGAGCTGCTTATGATGCAGCTAATGGTGAAACTGGCGGTTCGGGAATCGTGGTTATTAGGTACAAATTTCAATAGGTAATTTATGGCAGGAATATTAAGAACAGATACAATACAGAATTCAAATACGAGTACTCTCATTACTCAAACGAATAGTACAACAATTACTATTGGTACATCTGGACAAACCGTTGCTCTTGCATCAGGGGCATCGTCTTCTGGTTTTGGTGCAACTTATAATGGTGCAATTAATTGGGACACTACAGCTAAAACTACAACAGTGACAGCAGCGTCAGGTGTAGGTTATTTTATTAATACAACATCTGGAGCAGTTACAGTAAATTTACCTGCTGGATCTGCAGGATCTGTTGTTGCTTTATCTGATTATGCAGGGACCTGGAATACAAATAATGTTACATTAAATGCTAATGGATCAGAAAAAATTGGAGGAGTTGCGGCTCCAGCAAGTTTAAATACACAAGGTCAGTCAGTAACTTTTGTTTATGTAGATTCAACAAGAGGTTGGGTTAACGTAGGAGATGCTACTTATGTTACTGGTGCTACGTATGTAGCAGCAACAGGTGGAACAATAACAACTTCTGGTAATTACAAAATTCATACATTTACAGGCCCAGGAACTTTTACAGTTACTTCTACTGCAAGTAGTCCAACTAATAATGTTGTAGATTATTTAGTAGTAGCTGGTGGAGGTGGATCTTCTGCTGTGTCTGGTGGAGGTGCTGGTGGATTTAGAGCATCCTCTGGAACAGCTACTGGTTGTTATACAGCTGGACCTGCCCCATTAACTTCAGGTGTTTCGGCAATACCAGTCACAGCAACTTCTTATCCAATTACAATTGGTGCTGGAGGACCTTCATCAGGAAGTCTTGGGTCAAGTGGTGGTCCAGGAACTCCTTCAACAGGTTTAGGAATTACATCTACAGCAGGAGGTGGAGGAGGAGATAGAGGAACTGCTGGACAATCTGGTGGTTCTGGTGGTGGAGCAGGTGATTTTACTGGAAGTGCAGGAGGATCTGGAAATACACCGCCTGTAAGTCCGCCTCAAGGTAATAATGGAGGACCAGGAGCTGGGGGTAGTAGTGAATGTGCTGGTGGAGGAGGAGGGGCAGCAACCGCTGGTACATCTGCTGGAGTTTATGGAAATGGTGTTGCTTCATCAATTACTGGTTCACCTCTTAATTATGCATACGGAGGATTTGGTGATAATTCGCCATCTCCTAGTGCACCTTTAGGTCCACCTACAAATAGAGGTTTTGGTGGAAATAAAAATGGAAATAATTCTGGTAGTGGAGTGGTTGTAATAAGATATAGATACCAATAAAATAAAATTATGAGTGAAATAAAAGTAAATAAAATTAGTCCTAAACAAACATGTACTCAATTAACATTGGGCGACAGTGGAGATACAATTATTGTACCAACAGGTGTTAATTTAAATACAGATGCAATTAAAAATTTAAGTACAAGTTCAATTATTACTCAAACCAATGCTACAACTATTACATTAGGATTTAGTGGCGCAACCATTGCTGTTGCTTCAGGTGCTTCTCAAACAGGTTTTGGAAGAACAGGAACAGTAAACTGGGATACTACTAAAAAAACGACAGGATTTACAGCGGTAAGTAGCAATGGATATTTTTGTGATACTACTAGTGCTGCATTCACAGCAACACTTCCAGCAACACCTTCAGCTGGAGATATAGTTGCTTTTTCAGATTACACAGGAACATGGGCAACTAATAATTTAACTATTGGAAGAAATAGTTCTAATATTAATGGAGCTGCTTCAAATTTTACATGTAATGTAAGTAACAGTACAGCATTTTTTATTTACGTAGATGCTACAGAGGGATGGAGATTAGTTAATACTGGAGCTTTTTCTAATGTTAATAGTTCATTATTCGTTGCAGCAACAGGTGGAACAGTTTTAACATGTGGAGATTATAAAACTCACGTATTTACAGGACCAGGTACTTTTACAGTTTCTTGTGCTGGTAATACATTAGGTTCTAATTCAGTAGAATATTTAGTAGTAGCTGGAGGTGGAGGAGCTGGTTATAATGCCGCTGGTGGAGGTGGAGCTGGAGGATATCGTCAAAACTATCCAAGTCCAGCAACAGCAGGATTACCAGTTACAGCAACAGCTTATCCAATTACAGTTGGAGCTGGAGGAGCAGCAGGATGTAGTTCTAGTGTTCCTTTAGGAGAAGGAGTTAATGGAAATAATTCAGTTTTTTCAACTATAACGTCTAATGGTGGTGGAGGAGGTGGAAGATTTAACGGACCTTTAGATGGTGTTGGTAAAGCAGGTGGTTCAGGTGGAGGAGCTATGGCAGAAACAAGACCTGGTGGAAGAGCAGGTGGAGCAGGAAATTCACCACCAACAAGTCCTTCACAAGGTAATCCTGGAGGAACTGCTCCAGGTGCTGCTGGTGCAGGAGGAGGTGGAGCTAGTGTTGCTGGTAGTAATTCTAATGGAATTAATGCAGGAAATGGCGGAGCAGGTTCACCAATAGCAACAGCATTCTTTGGACCAACAGCACCTTCATATGGAACTCCAGGACCAGCCCCTGGAAGATATTTTGCAGGAGGTGGAGGAGGATCTGCTTTTATTCCTGGAGGGACATCTTCAACAGGTGGAGCTGGAGGTGGTGGTACAGGAGCAAATAATGGAGGTGATCCAGGAGTTACTAACACAGGTGGAGGAGGTGGAGCAAATAATTTTAGTATATCTGGTGGTAATTCAGGGGCTGGAGGTTCAGGAATAGTTGTTATTAGATATAAATTTCAGTAAAAATTATGGATTTACAATTAACAAAAACTAAATTATAATAGGAGAAAATTATGGCACATTTTGCAAAATTAGGAGCTAACGGAAAAGTTATAGCAGTATTAACACTGAACAACAGTGATATGCTAAATGCTTCTGGAGTTGAAGACGAATCAGTTGGTCAACAATATTTAGAAAGACACAATAACTGGCCAGCTCAGATGTGGATTCAAACATCTTATAATACATCTGGTGGAAAACATTCTTCTGGTGATAATACAAAAGCATTTAGAGGAAATTATGCAGGTATTGGTTATACTTGGGATGAAGATGATCAAATCTTTTGGCCAAAAAAACCTTATGCTTCATGGGTAAAACATATTCCAACAGCATCTTGGAAATCACCAATTGGTGATGCACCAGCATTAACTGAAGAACAAATTGCAGCTAAATCTTACTATCAGTGGAATGAAGCTGGACAGTCTTGGGATTTAAAGACTATCTCTTAATTGTTGACTTTTAATTAAACAGTATATATCTATTGCATACGGTGTTATGCATAAGAAAATATTATCTCAAATAGACCTACATTTCGGTCAAGTAGAAATGCCTAAAGGTTTTGAAATAGACCGAGAAAAATTAGGAGCAGATATTTTATCCTCCGTAATTTATAATAGAGAATTTCCATTTTCTAGGTCTTGGGATATGTTACAAACATATTTAAGAGAACATATTAATTTAGAATATGGTTTCACATTAGTTCATAAAAAAACAATTGGTAATATTTATAAACCAAGACAACATTCACATTCTTATCTACAAGTTGATCCTGTAGATTTAAGACATTCACCAGATTACGTAATGCTTTATGGAGTAAATGTTGGAAAAGATTCTTGTAGAGTATTTATTGAATATGATGATAATAGAAGAAAAGGTAGAAGTTGGGAAATACCTTTAAACAATAATGATTTTGTAATGTTCCCATCTACACAAAGATATCATATAACTGCTAATACATCAGAACAATTAAATTTTATATTAACCACGACTTATGAATTTATCTAATTATTACTGGTACTTTAAATCAGCTTTAACTCCAAAGTTTTGTGATGAAGTTATTAAATATGGATTACAACATCAAGAAGATTTAGCTTTAACAGGTGGTTTTACAAGAAACTTAAAAAATAAACCATTAAAAGAAGAAGAAATTGTAGATTTAAAAAAGAAAAGAAATTCTAATATTGTATGGTTAAATGATACTTGGATTTATAAAGAAATCCATCCATACATACATGAAGCTAATAAATTAGCAGGTTGGAATTTTGATTGGAACTTTTCTGAGTCTTGCCAATTTACTAAATATAAGTTAAATCAATATTATGATTGGCATGCGGATTCTTGGGATAAGCCATATGATAAACCAGAAGATCCAAACAGTCATGGTAAAATTAGAAAATTATCTGTAACTTGTCAGTTAACTGATGGCTCAGAATATGCAGGTGGCGAATTACAGTTCGATTGTAGAAATTATGATCCACACATGCGTGATGAAGATAGACATGTGTTGACCGTAAAGGAAATACTTCCTAAAGGCTCTATCGTTGTGTTTCCTTCTTTTGTGTGGCATAGAGTACAACCTGTAACGAGAGGAACTAGATATTCTTTAGTTATTTGGAACTTAGGATATCCATTTAAATAATATGTTTATAAACGAATATTTTAAAACACCAATCTGGATGGAAGAAAAACCAGAATTTGTAAAGTCGCTTACTAAAGCAACAGACAAATATATTAAAGATGCTAGAGATTTAAGAAAAGCAGATATTAAAAAAACAAACGATTTTGGTACATCCTATCATTCAACACCATTAACTGCAGATACTAAATTTAGAGACTTTCATAATTATGTAGGTCAAAAAGCTTGGGAGTTTTTAGATTGGCAAGGATTTGATATGCAACTATATACAACTTTCTTTTCTGAAAGCTGGGTACAAGAATTTGCTAAAAATGGTGGCGGTCACCATTCTGCTCATATTCATTGGAATCAACATGTAGGTGGATTTTATTTTCTTAAAGCAAGTGAAAATACTTCTTATCCAATATTTCATGAACCTAGAACAGGTGCACGTTGTACAAAATTAAAACTCAAAAAACCAGATGCAATCACTCATGGTACTGAACTTATACACTTTAAAGTAAAACCAGGAACACTTATATTCTTTCCAGGATACATGGAACATGAATATGCAGTAGATCATGGTAAAGAACCTTTTAGATTTATTCATTTTAATATACAAGCAGTTCCTAAAGAAATGGCAAAAGTAAATGTCTAAATATAATTTTAAAAAAGATAGATTTACTGTAATTGAAAAAGCAATAGATCCAAAAATTGCAAACTTTGTTTACAATTACTTTTTAATGAAAAGGCAAGTTGCAAGAACAATGTTTGATGAAAGATACATATCTCCATTCACTACAGAGTTTGGTGTATGGAATGATGAACAAGTTCCAAATACTTATTCTCATTATTCAGACATAGCTATGGAAACTTTATTATTGTTAGTTCAACCTATTATGGAAAAACAAACAGGAGTAAAATTAATTCCAACTTATTCTTATGCAAGAATTTATAAAAAAGGAGATATATTACATCGTCACAAAGATAGATTTAGTTGTGAAATATCTACAACATTAAATTTAGGTGGAGACCCATGGCCAATTTATATTGAACCAAATCCTAAAATGGGCGGAGTTGTAGAAGGTAAAGGTTATATTTCTGATAATACAAAAGGTATTAAAGTAAATTTAAAACCTGGAGATATGTTAGTCTACAGAGGTAATCTATTAGAACATTGGCGAGATGAATTTAATGGTCAAGATTGTGGCCAAGTATTTTTACATTATAATAATGCTGCAACTAAAGGTGCAAAAGACAATATCTTTGATAAAAGAAAACACCTAGGTCTTCCGAGCTGGTTTAAGAAATGATATAATTCTATATTGGGAGGGGTCTTCCACCTATACACCAACCCTTCCCACTATAGGATTATATTATGTTTTTTGGAGCAACAGCATTTGCAGAAGCACCTTTTTCATCAGAAGGTATTATAAATCAATCAGTAGAAGTTACTGGTGTAAGTGCTGCAACAGCCATATCAAGTGTATCTGTACAAGCGGATGCTATTGTAAATGTAAACACAAATTTATTAACTATTACTTTAGGTAATGCCGCAGCCAAAGCTAATGCGGATGTTAATGTTACTACAAACTTATTAACAACAGCACAAGGTAATGTTTCATTCTTTTTAGATGAAACAATTTATCTATCTACAAATTTAATTCAAAGTAATGTTGCAAGCGTTTCTATTGAAGCAGGAGGAAATGTTTTCGTTGCAGCAGGTGCTGAAATAGAACTTGAGTCTACAGTTAATACTGTAGTTATAGATATTTTAAGTGAACAATATGTAATAGGACAACAGTTATATTCAACTGTTAATAGTGTTGATGCTCAAGCAGTGTCTTTAATAAATGTTACTGGAGTTACATTAAATACAACAGTTGCTGCTGTAAGTATTACAGCTGAAGCTAATGTTTTTGTATCAACTAATTTATTAACAGTATCTTTAGGTAATGAACAAACTACAGCAAATGCTACTGTAAATTTATCAACTAATATATTAACATTAACAACAAATACTGTATCTGTTAGAATTGATAATGAAGCTTTTGTTACAGGCAGTCGATTAAGTACAGCTACAGGTTCAGTTGTAATTTCAATTGGTGTTCAAGTAACTGGAGTACAATTAACAACAAATGTTGGTAAAACATTTATAGACGCTTGGGCAGTGGTTAATATCAACGCAACTAATACATGGACCGTGGTTGATATAGCGGCTTAATGATTATATAATAAAGACTTATGGCATCATCTTATTCAACAGATCTTAAACTAGAATTAATGGTAACGGGTGAAAACTCGAATACCTGGGGAGATAAAACTAATACCAATTTAAACTTAATACAACAAGCAGTCGCTGGCTATCAATCAGTTGCTTTAACTTCTACTACCACTACTTTGGTAATGAGTAACGCAGCTATTTCTAATGCTAGAAATATGGTGCTTGAATTAACAGGAACTTTAACTGGAAATTCTACTATTAACGTACCTGATGGTATTGAAAAATTATATTTTGTAAAAGATTCAACAACAAGAGCTGGATATACATTAACATTAAAAACAACTTCTGGAACAGGATTTGCATTAACTTCAGGTAAAGTTAATGGTGCTTATTCTGATGGCACAAATATTAATGCAATTACTTTAAGTACTTTAGGTGGCACAATGACCATTGATCAAGTATTAACTTATGGTAGTACCACTGCACAAAGTCTAACCGTTGGTAATTTAATTGCAACAACAAACGTTTCAACAAATACATTTCTTGCAACTACTGCAACAGCAACTACATTAACAGGAACAACTATATCTTGTACAACTTTAACAGGTGCAACAAATAATGATTCTAAAGGGGAGTTGAGACTTGTTCCGTTAAACACAGCAACAAGTGCCTATACTCTAACAGCCACGGACCACGGTAAATGTATATCTACAAGTTCAAACGTTATTGTACCACCAAGTATATTTTCATCAGGACAAAATGCAGTAATCTTTAATAGCGGAACTACAGATATAACTATTACACAAAGCACAAGTGTAACTATGTATCAAGTAGGAACAGCTAACACAGGAAATAGAACACTAGCTCAAAAAGGATTAGCTACTGTTTATTGCGTAACAACCAACACATTTGTAATTACAGGTGGTGGACTTAGTTAAACACAATGACTCTTTATCCTTTTTTAATAGGCTCTGGAGGATTTAACTCCGTAATAGCCACGGGTGGAACTATCAGTGATGTAACTATTGGTGGAAAACTGTGGAGACGTCATACTTTTGCTTCAGCAGGTGGTAATCAATTTGTAATAACTAATGCAGGCCAATACGGCACTGTAGATGTCATCATGTGGGGTGGCGGAGGAGGAGGTGGAGCTGGAACTGGAGGAGGTGGTGGTGGAGCTGCGTATGTTAGAAATTCAAATTTATCTATTAATGTTGAAACATTAAATATCTCTGTTGGAGGTGGTGGACGATACGGTGGAGGTAACAGTGATGGAGGTACTGGCGGATTAGGTGTAAATATTTCAGGAACAAATTACGGATTTGGTGGAACAGGAGGAGCTGCTGGATCAGGTGGATCATCTGCATCTGGAGGAGGTGGAGGTGGTGCTTCATTAATTATACGAGGAACAACAATATTAGTTGCAGCTGGAGGTGGTGGAGGATCTGGAGGAACTGAAAGAGGAAATGAAGGTGGAGGTGGTGGAGGATCTGCACAAGATGGTCAAAGTTCTTATGGATATCAAGGATATGCTGGCGCACAAAATCCAAGTTCAAATGGAGGAAGTGGTAGAGCACCAGGTGGTGGAGACTTTAGTTCTGGAGGTGGTGGAGCTGGAGGATTATATGGAGGAAGTGCTGGTACAGAACCTGGTTATGACTTTTCACCAACAGGTGGAGGAGGTGGAGGTACAAATTTAGGACCAACAGTTACAAACGGTAGCACAGGAAGTTCTGGTGGATCTGGAGGATCTGCTGGTAATTCAGGAGATGCTTTAAACGGAGGAAGCTATGGAGGTGGCGGAGGAAGAGGTTCTTCTGGTCAACAAGGAATAGTTTATATTCAATATCCATTACAATCATTATAATATGCCACTAGCAAAGATACCTTTAAAACCTGGATTCAATAAACAAGCCACAGCTTCACAAGCTATGGGTGAATGGATTGATGGAAATAATGTAAGATTTAGATATGGTTCACCTGAAAAGATTGGTGGTTGGGAACAAATTACAGATAAATTAATTGCAGGTGCTGCAAGAGCACAGTGGTCGTGGACCGATCTAACTGGTAGACGATACGCGGCTCTCGGAACTAATAAATGTTTATATGTTTATGATGCAGATAGTTTATATGATATTACTCCATTAGATACCGATAGACAATTAACATCTTGTACTTTTACATCTACAACAGGATCTAAAACTGTAACCGTTAATAAAGCATCACACAATTTAGAGATTGGTGAATATATTGTATTTACTTCTGTAACTTTACCAGGTGGAGGAGCAACAAGTTTTGTTGCAGCTGATTTTACAACAAATACATTCGAAGTTAATTCAGTACCTACTAGTGGTACATTTACAGTGACTATGGCTGTAACGGAAACTGGAACAGGAATGACGGCCCAAGGATCTTCTACAGTAACTCCTTATTATGTTGTAGGTCCATTAATATCTGCTTTAGGTTATGGTTGGGGAACTGGATTATGGGGAGATGGAACTTGGGGAACACCAAGAACTACATCTAATGCAACGATTGAAGGTGCAGATTGGTCACTAGATAACTTTGGAGAAAATTTAATTGCAACTATTAAAAATAGTAAAACATTTAAATGGGAACCTAATGGAGGAACTGGTGTAAGTACAAGAGCAACGGTTGTACCAAATAACCCAACAGCAAGTATTCAAACAATTGTATCCGATAGAGATAGACATTTATTACATCTTGGAACAGAAACAACTATTGGTAATCCTTCAACTCAAGATCCAATGTTTATAAGATTTTCTGATCAAGAAGATATAGAACAATATGATCCAACTTCTACTAACACAGCAGGTACATTTAGATTAGATGATGGTACAACAATTATTGGTGCTGTTAGAGCAAAAGATTATATATTAGTTATTACAGATACGGCAGCTTATACTATTCAATATGTTGGAACTCCATTTACATTTAGTATTAGAAAAGTAGGTTCTAACTGCGGATTAATTGGTAAACATGCTTTAGGATTCGTTAATGGTGCAGTTTGGTGGATGGGTGATTCTGGAGGATTTTTTAAATTTGATGGTACTGTTAGTGATGTATCTTGTTTAGTAGAAGATTTTGTATTTAAAACAGTTGGTACTGAAAATCTTGGAATTAACTTTGCACAAGGTGCACAAGTATATTGTGGGTTAAATACTTTATATACAGAAATTAATTGGTTTTATTGTAAAGCAGGTTCTAATAATATAGATAGAATAGTGACTTTAAATTATGAAGACGGTACTTGGGTCACTGGAGATTTAGCTAGAACAACTTATGAAGATTCTAAAGTATTTAAATTTCCATATGCTACTAAATATGAAACATCTTTATTACCAACAGTTCCAGTTATTAATGGTGTAACCGCTGGTGCATCTTATTACTTTGCACAAGAAAAAGGTAAAAATGAAGTATTAAATTTATCTACAGGTGCAACATCTACTAATGCAATATCTTGTTATATTAGATCAGGAGATTTTGAATTAGATGTTGAAGGTAATGGAGAATACTTTTTAAAGATTAGAAGATTTATTCCAGACTTTAAAAATTTAGAAGGTAGTGCTGATGTTACAATTTATTTAAGATCTTATCCAGCAGATACAACAGTTGCTAAAGGAGAAACTTATATTGGACCATTTACAATAGATACCTCAACTGATAAGGTAGATACACGTGCTAGAGCACGATTAGCTAGTCTTAAAATAGAAAGTGATGCTATTAATGATAACTGGCGTTATGGAATATTTAGAGTAGATATACAACCAGATGGAAGAGGTGGTAGTTTCCCTCAAACATAATTATGGCAAAAATTAATTTATACATACCAGAACCAAGAGAACCTTATACTGTGGATAACTTTAGACAGATCAACCAGGTATTAGAAACTTTACAAAATCAATTAAACACATCTTTTCAAACAGATAATACACAAGAGATTGAAAGAAATATCTGGTTTAGTATGAGATCGGGTAGTTGCTAATGAGTTGTGCTAATGTAAATTCAGGTCCAAGCAATCCAATCTATGTTGCAATAAATGGAACTAATACTGATGCGTTTGGAAGAATAAGAGTATCTGAACCTTATACATTATTTGATTCTTCAAATAGATATGCAATAGATAATCAGTTTAATACTTCAACTGTAACTGGTGGAAGCACTAGTTTTTTAACTAATGAAGCTTCTGTTGCTATGATTAATACAACAGCATCTGGAGCTGAAGTAGTTAGACAAACTTATAGATGTATGCCTTACCAACCTGGTAAAGGATTACTAGCTTTAATGACATTTCAAATGAATGATCCTAAAGCAAATCTAAGACAACGTGTTGGATATTTTGGAACTCAGAATGGAGTTTATTTTGAATTAACAGGAGCTTCTCCTGGAACTAGAGCTTTTGTACTTAGAACTTATATTAGTGGTTCTGTAGATAATACAACAAGAAGAGTTGAACAATCTTCTTGGAATGGAGATAAATTAGATGGTACTGGACCAAGTGGTTTAACATTAGATTTAACACATCCTCAAATATTATGGATGGATTTTGAATGGTTAGGTGTTGGATCTGTTAGATGTGGATTTATTATTAATGGAACTTATATAGTTTGTCATACATATAATAATGCAAACGTTTATGGAAATTCAGTTTATATGACAACTGCAACATTACCAGTAAGATATGAAATAACTAATACAGCAGCAACCGCAAGTAGTTCTACTTTAAAACAAATATGTTCATCTGTTGTATCAGAAGCTGGATTTGAACAAGTATCTGTAGAACATTTAGCAAGAAGAACAACTGCTTTTGCCAACATTGATACAGCAGCTAATTTTTATCCAATTGTTTCTATACGTTTAGCATCTACTGCATTAAATGCAGTTGTAGTTCCAAAATCAATTCAATTTCAACCAACAACATTACAAAACTACGAAATAGCATTAATTAAAAATCCAACTTTAACAGGAGCATCTTGGTCAGCAGTATCAAGTGATGCAAACGTTGAAATGGACGTAAGTGCTACAGCTATATCTGCTGCTGGAACTTTGGTACAAAATGGCTATATTGCAAATACAGGAGGAGGTGGACAAACAAGTACTGTAGAACCAACTGGTTATAATTTTGATTTACAATTAGGATCATCTCTTGCAGGAGTTAGTGATATCTATACTTTAGGAGTTAGAACTATTTCTGGTGCTACTAAAGGAGATGGTGTTGGTACAATTTCATTTTTTGATTTAACACAATAAAACTATGGCTAATTATTATATAAGTAAATTTTACGCACCGACAACTACCAATACTGTTACAGTATATTCATGCCCATCTAATTCAAGAGCCGTTATTCAAAATATACAAGTAGCAAATACTTCTGGTTCTAAGAATGTTACAGTTACTATTAATCAAGCATCTACAAGTACTAACTTTATAGTTGCTTATGCATCTATTACTGGTCCTACCACTTGTAATCTAGCAAACGGACCTATTATATTGCAAGAAAGTGATACGATTGGTATATCTTCATCTAATATATCTAACATATCAGGAACACTTGCGATATTAGAAATGAATAGAAACGATCAGAATGGCTAGAAAAGTACAATCAGGATCTGGTACTTTTATTAAACATACCAATAAAAAAAGACCTGGTAGACATTCAAAAAGACCTAATAAAAGAAATGATCGTAAAGAGTATCGTGGACAAGGTAGACGATAATAGTATATAGTAAATCTTATGGCAAATAAAACAGTAATTATAGACGGAGTAGAAGTTCCAGTCGTACCTGCAAAAGCAGAAGAAATAATTAAGAATAAAGTTACAGGACAAACATATGCAACTATAGATGACTTTCATGCAGATGTAGCTGATCCTAATACACCGACTAAAGCAGAACATTTACAAAGAGATTTAAAAATAACAGTTGCATCTTTACAGGTAGTTGGTAGAACTAAGTAATGCAACCTTTTGGTGGAAGTGAAATACAATTAGCGTATTTATATAAATACGTATCTAAAGAATTACTTTCTAAAATTAAATTAGAACTTTCTGTACCAGAAAGAAGTCCAGTCGTTGTAGATAAAACAAACGTATTATGGATTCAAAATAGTTATGATCAACCTAATTTACATCCTTGGTTTAAAAACAAATTAAATCATGGCAAATATGATTGGTATGTATTCAACTCTCATTGGGTTTATGAGAAATATAGATACTTTTTTGATATTCCAACTGAACAATCCATGGTCATCAAAAATGGTTTCACGGATGATTTAATATTAAGAAAAGATTTTAAACGTAAAGATAAAATAAGATTAGTATATACCTCAACTCCTTGGCGTGGTTTAGAAGTATTACTAAGAGCCATGGAACTTGTTAAATCAGACAATATAGAATTAGACATATATTCCAGCACACAAATATATGGAGACCAATTTAAAGAAATGGCAGATGATCAATATAAACCTTTATATGATAAAGCTAAAAGTTTAAAGAATGTTAATTATAAAGGCTATTGTCATCATGATGAATTAGTAAAGATACTTCATAATTATGATGTATTTGTTTATCCTAATATTTGGGAAGAAACTTCATGTATCGCTGCTATTGAAGCGTTAGCCTGTGGACTTGTAGCAGTGACCACGGACCTCGGTGCTTTATATGAAACCTGCGCAGACTTTCCAATCTATGTACCTTATTTAAAAGATAAAGAAAAGTTAGCACATCAGTTTGCTTATGTAATAGATACTTTACCTAAGATACTTAATAATATACAAGATGATAAGTTAAAATTTCAAATGCAGTATTATAAGCAATTTTATCATTGGGACGTTATCAAACAATATTGGGAGAATTTTTTAAATGGTATCAAGTAAAGATATAAAGTTATTTGTAGGCACACCAGTTCATTCAGACGTTTCAATTCATTATTTTAAAGCATCATTAGAATTTCAAAAAGAATGTTATGTTAGAAAAATACCTGTAATGTTTCAAGTGATGAAAAGTAGTTTAGTTACACAAGGAAGACAATTATGTGTATCTGCTTTTTTATCATCTGCTTGTACACATTTATTATTTGTAGATTCTGATATTGCTTATTCATTTAAAATGTTTGAAAAGATGGTTGCTTATGACAAAGATATTTGTATGGTTCCATATCCAATTAAATCTATGGACTTTCAAAAGATTAAAAAGAAAATAGAAGGTGGCTCTAAATTAGATCCAATGGTTATGGGTAATCAATATACAATGTCCATTGTAGATTCTAAAAATATAAAAATGGAAAATGGATTTATAGAAGTTGAAAGAGGCCCAGCAGGTTTTATGTTAATTAAAAGAGAAGCTATAGAAAAATTAATAAAAGAATATCCAGAGTTTACAATTAAACAACATACTTTAATTGATGGTAAATTAGTAGAAAGAGAACATATGTATAATTTCTTTGATACTTATTGGGATCCTAATGAAAAGACTTATACAGGAGAAGACTTTTATTTTTGTAAACTAGCTAAACATGCAGGTATTAAAATGTATGCTTTAGTAGATGAATATATATCTCATTATGGAGAATTTGGTTATACAGGTAGATTAATAGATGAATTTATAGTTTCTGAGGATAAAGCTGAAGTATCAAGCACTATTATTAATAGTGATATAGATCCTAAAGATTTACCTAAATAGCAAGGATATTGTACATATTTCATTATTTAGTTATAATAACCATTAGTTAACTAAATAAAAATATGGATCCATTCACAGTCGCATTAGCCGTATTTGGCATACAGAAATTAAGGGGTAAATCCACAGGTAGATCATTTAGAGATGCATTATTAGCAGCTGGAGGAGTTCAGTTAGCAGGTATGGGCGGAGTTGGTCAAGGATTAGGTTCATTTGCACCACAAGCATTCGGTTCAACTTCATTACCAGGAATGACAGGAAGTTTTCTTCCAGGCGGCGGTATAATGGAACAATTAGGTTCTACATTCGCAGGAGAAGGTATTAAATCTTTAATCGGAACAAAAGGAACACCAGGCACAGCACCTATTCCAGAACAAACTTATAGAGAAGCTATTATTGATAAAACAACTGGACAAGTATTACAACCAGAAAGACTATATCAACCAGCAGTAGCTGGAGTACCAGCAGTACCAGCAACAGGTTTTCAATCATTAAGTCCAGGAGAAAAATTTCTTGCGGGTACAGTTGCAGCACCAGTTGTAATGTCCGCTTTTGCTGAAGAACCAGAACCAACAAAACCACTATATTCAAAAGAAGATTACGAAAAAGAATATGCAACTGAGTCAGAAAAATTAAAAGGCTTAGGAACAATTACTCAACCAAGATATACGTCTGCAACAAATTTATATAATTATAATCAAAATCCAATGTATACATTTAACAAAGGTGGTATCGTAGATGCTTTACCAAAGTTTTCAGTAGGTGGAGTTAATTATATGCCATCAAAAATTACACATGATGAAGAAGACGAAAACAATTATGTTAGAGCTTCAGGATACGTGGAAGATGGATCAGGAAACGGTGACAAAGATGAAGATACTATTCTTGCACAATTAGCTGATGGAGAATTTGTATCTCGTTCTGATGCAGTATTAGGAGCTGGAATTATGGCAGGTGCATCACCAAACAATATGAGAGAAATGAGAAAATTAGGTGCTTCGTACTTCTATGATCAACAAGCTAAATTTAAAAGAATATTTGATTTATTAGATGCAAGCAGAAAGACTAATTGAAAAAAGAATAGACGTCCTTCACATCCATAATCATGATGTAGAAAGATTTTGGCCATTGGTAAATTTTATGATTGCCGAGGCTTTAAAGTATTCAGGAGGATTTGCTAATGCTCATCATATTAAAGATTATTTAATAGAGGGTAGTATGCAACTATTCTTGGTATTTGGTTCTGATGATGGGGTTAAACAAAAAGTATTCGGTTGCCTCGTTACACGGATCACGGACCAACCTAATTTAAGACAGTTAGAAGGTATTATTTTAACTGGAGAAAAAAGAGAATTGTGGCAAGATGATATGGCTGCTATGATTGAGAATTTTGCAATACAAAATGATTGCAAAAGATTATGTATGTTGGCTAGACCAGGCTGGAGTAAAGTAGTAAAAAAATATGGCTGGAAAGTTAAACACGTAGAATTACAAAAGGAGTTATTTTAATGGGTGGTATATTTGGAGGAGGAGGAAGCGGCGGTGGCGGTGGCGGCGGAGCTACTTCTGGAACTCAGGAAACAATAGCTAGAGAAGCACCAGGCGTTGAAGCCCGTAAGCTTGCTTTATATGATCAAGCTGTACAATTAGCACAACAACCTATTTCATTACCAGCGGTACAAGTTGCTGCACCAAGTGCATTACAACAACAAGGCTTTACTATGGCTGGACAAACAGGTGTTGGACAACAAGCTGTTGGACAAGGTATACAAAGTTTACAAGCTGGATTAGGTGCTGCTTATGGTGGACCAAATATTTCTCAATTTTATAATCCATATCAATCATATGTATTAGATGAAATTAATAGACAAGCTCAACAAGCTCAAAATCAATTATCTGCACAAGCTGTTAGTGCTGGTGCATTTGGTGGAGGAAGAGAAGGTGTACAAAGAGCAGAACAAGAAAGAGCAAGACTTGGACAAATAGGACAAGCACAAGCTGCTGGTTATCAGTCTGCATTACAAGCTGCACAAGCTCAACAAAATTTACAAGCACAAACAGGTTTAAGTGCTGGTCAAGCATTACTTGGAGCAGGAGCACAACAACAAACTATGCAACAAGGAGATATACAAAGTTTATTACAAGCTGGAGGAATCCAACAACAATTAGGTCAACAAGCTTTAGAAGCTGCAAGACAAACACAATTGCAACAAGCTTATGAACCTTATCAAAGAACAGAATTCTTAAAGAATATAATGACTAACTTACCAACTACGCAGAGCTCTATAACAGCAACCACGGCTCCTGGAGCTAATCCATTAGCTCAAGCAGCAGGCGCTGGTCTAGGTGCATATGCGGCTTATAACATTGCGAAAAAATAATGGATTCAGTTTTATCAAGAAAATTATTTCGCCAGAAATATGTAGAAGAAATAAAACCTCGTTCTACTAATAAGGGTGGTATTGCTACATTAAAACTTGCAACAGGTGGAGAAGTATTCACTGAGGGTGAAAAACTTGGTTATATGTTAGCACCAGTTGCTGCTAGTTTATTACAAGCAAAACAAAAACCAGGTGAATCACAATTATCTTCTTTATTTAGTGCTGTTGGAGAAGGTATTTCCAAAACACCTGCTATTGCAGTAGCTATTAAAAAATTAGAACTAGCTGGTCAACCAAAGCCAGTAGAACAAGTTAGAACTTTAAGTCCTGAAGAAATTAAAATTAGAAATTTACCTGCAGGTACTATTGCTCAAATAGATTCATCAGGAAAAATTAATATTATAAATAAGCCTAGTGAAAAAGAAATACAAGAAAGTGAATCTTTATTATCAAATATAAATACATTAAATAAAATACAATCAGATTATGTAAAATTAGGTAAACCCGTTGGTCCTTGGTATAACTTAGATCCAGAAAAAATAGGTGGTTTTGTAAGTGGTATATTTGGTGGAGAATATGGAAAACAAGTAAAACAATTTAATTCTGATCTTTCAAGATTTGAAACAGATTATATTAAACTAACTTCTGGATTAACAGTTTCTGATAAAGAAAGAGAAAATTTAAAAAAATTCTTACCATCAGCAAGTGATACAGAATCTGCATTTGAAGCAAAAACATCAGCACTTAAAAATTATTATTCAGATTTAATAAAAATTAAAGAAGCTCAAGGTTTACAAAATATTGGATTAGCTGCTAAAGCATTAGAAAGTAAAGGTGTTTCAATTTTAGATTATGCTAAACAACCTGTTTTAGGTAAGTATAAAGTTATAGACGGTATAGCTGTAAGAACGGAGTAATCATGGGCCAAATTTTTGTAGAAGGTTTAGGCACTGTTGAAATACAAGGAGACACTCCTAACGAAATAGAATCAAAAGCGATTGCAAAAGCTGTAGAACAAAACAGAGATAATCAACTTCTTCCACAAGCTGAAAAAGTAGCAGATACATTTTTTACTGCTCCAAAAGTTGCAAGGTTTGCAACTGAAGTAGGTCTTTCAATATTAGGTACAGTTGCTACAGGAGGTTTAGCATTACCTGCATTAGCTGTTAGAGGCGGTATATTAGCTAGACCATTTTTAACTAGACTTGCACAAAGCTCATTAGGATCTGGAGTAGGTGGAGCTACAGGAGCTGGAGTTTCACAAGTATTTGACCCTAAAGATGATATTGTTAGAGAAATAGTTAGAGGTGGAGTTGAAGGAGCTGTTGGAGAGGCAATAGGTGCTCCAGTTGTTATTAAAGGCGGACAATTAATTTCAAAAACATTTAATAAATCAGGTCCTAGAGAATTTTTAAAACCATTTGAAGATGCTGTTCAAGCAGAAGAAATATTATTTACTAAAGGTTCAAAAGGTATGCCTTCTCAAGCAGATGCTGTATTAGCTAATCCAGAAAAATATACAAATAAATTTTATGATGTAAATAAAGTTATAGAACTAGCAACCGAAGCTAAAAAAGGTTTAACACCAGGAATGAAAACTGAATCTAGATTTTTAGATACAATGGAAAACATTGCATCTAAATCATTTTTTGGTGCAGAAGAATTAATTGGAAGAAAAGAAGCATTAGCTTTTATTGGACAAACAGCACAAAAAGATTACATTGAAAATTTAACTAAAGGATTAGATAAAACAGATTTAGGCACTTTATTTTTTGATAGTATAACTGGTGCTCAAAATGCAAGAAAAGCATACTTTAAAGGACAATATGATGGACTAGATGCATTAGTAAGAAGTGAGCTAGGTCTTAGAACTGAACAAGCTGTTCCAAAATTAATAGAGGGTAAACCAATTTTAGATTCATTAAATACTTATGTTAAAGATTTACAACTACCATCTAAAGACCTTTTATCTTTACAAAAAGATATTAGTAAAAGATTAGTAGATAAACGTTTTGATTTTAAAGCTTTAGAACAATTAAGAGGAGAGTTAATTGCAAATTCAAGAGATGCCTATAGAACTGGTAATAGTAAAATGGGTCAAGCATATGACAAGATGAGACAATCTATAGATGATTTATTAGATAACCAAGAATTATTAAAAAAATATAACATACCAGAAAGCGCTGTTAAACAAGTAAAAAGAATACGACAAGAATATAGAGAAACACAACCTTTGTTTGAAGATGGAATTCTTGCAGATATTTTAAAAAAAGGAAATAAAGATGGTGGTGTAGATGAAATATTTAATGCAATTGTAAAAGGAAAATCTAAACCAGAATTAATTAAAGTAACTAAAGATAAAATTGATAGTCTTGTTAGTAGAGGATATTTAGATAAAGCAAAAGCTGTTGAATTAAATGATTCATTAAAAGGTCAATATCTTTCAAATATATTTGAACGTTCAAAATTAGGTTCTCAAGCGGGTTCTCCTCTTTATACAAATTTTATTGATGCAGCTAAAGTTGCTGAAAATTTAGAAGGAACAGTTGATGCTAAAAAAACATATAATTTAATTTTTAGAGATGCTAACGAAAGAAAAGATTTAGATAAACTTTTAAAAAATTTAGCATACTCACAAGGAACAATAGACAAGAAGACAGGATTACCTGGAGGAGTATTCATTCAATTAAAACAAGCAGGTGCAATTGGTAATGCTTTAAGTTATGGTGCTGCTGGAAATTTAACAGGTTTATTAGCAGATAAAGGTCTTGCAACTATTTTAATTGCTCCTGCTGCTTTTACAAAAATTATGTTAAACCCAAAAGTTAATAAATTATTATTTGAAGAAACAACTAAACAAAACATTGGTAAAATATCTCCAGCTAAATCAGGTGTACTATTTAGAAATTTAGTAGGTAGATTAATTGATGAGGGATATGTTAATTCTGAAGAAGGATTAAAGGCGATTGAAGAATCTAAACAAGTACAATCTGAATTTGAAAAAGCAGGTATTAAAACTGCAAATGATTTTAATAAACCACCTGTACAACAACAACGTCCTGTTACACAAATGGGGCCTGTAAATACAAGAGTTACTACTATGCAACCTGTAGTACCACAAGCACCAGCAGCAAAACCTATGGCTGGAGGTATTACTAATATTCCACAAGAGCGA